CACTGTGTTTGCAGGTGAATCTGGCGCAGGCAAAAGTTATATCTGCTCTGGTAACATTATCAAGAACGCACAAGAACAAGGTATCTTTGTTGTGCTGATTGACAGTGAAAATGCTTTGGACGAAGACTGGCTCAAAGCACTTGGTGTTGACACCAACGAAAACAAACTTCTCAAATTATCAATGGCCATGATCGATGACGTAGCCAAAACAATCTCTACGTTCATGGCTGATTACAAAGGCTTGCCCGACGGAGAACGGCCCAAAGTTCTTTTTGTTATCGACTCCCTCGGAATGTTGCTGACCCCTACCGACATCAACCAGTTTGACAGCGGTGACCTGAAAGGTGACCTTGGGCGTAAACCTAAAGCTCTTACCGCACTAGTCCGCAACTGTGTTAATATGTTTGGTAGTTATAACGTGGGTTTGGTTTGTACCAACCACACTTATGCCAGCCAAGACATGTTTGATCCTGACGATAAGATTAGCGGCGGGCAAGGTTTTATCTACGCAAGCTCAATTGTTGTTGCTATGAAGAAACTCAAACTCAAAGAGGACGAGGACGGCAACAAAGTAACTGACGTTATGGGTATTCGTAGTGCTTGCAAGGTTATGAAAACTCGCTATGCCAAACCCTTTGAAGGTGTGCAGGTGAAAATTCCTTATGAGACAGGTATGAATCCTTACTCAGGTCTTGTGGACTTGGCTGAAAAGAAAGGCTTCCTCAAGAAAGACGGTAACCGGTTGGCTTATACCACATTAGACGGTGAGATCATCAAGCATTTCCGCAAAGCTTGGGAATCAAACGAAGGCGGATGCCTTGATGTGGTTATGGCAGAATTCGGAAAACGCAAAGAAGAGGTAAGTATTGTCGATGACAATCAGGAGGAAGCGTAAATGCATTCAGAAGTAGCAAGCGAAATTTGGAGTGAACTCAAGCGTTATATCAACACAGTAGATCGCACTGAAGCCGCAGAAGTCCTTATCTCTACACTAGTTAACTATGACGAGGATGTTGAGGATATCCGGGACGCATTCAAAGGCGATTCGGATGTTAAAAAGGCCCTTGTGGCCTATCTCGACAACGACCAAGATCATGAGGACGAAGAAGAGGAAGAAGAAGACTACGACGAAGATTACAACGAAGACTGGGAAGATTAATGTGGTATAGTCGTGTTGTTGCTGATCTTGGAAGCATTCCAGATTTTATAGCACACTACGAACGCGAACTTGTTGATGCCAAAAAAGATTGTAAAATCGGTGGCATCGTAGAAAAGAATATCACTGCCCTACCAGGTATAACTGAGCACCGTTTTAATCAACTACAAGAGATTGAAGCGGTGCTTAATTATCTCAATATTCAGCTTCGCAAAATTCGTAGAAAGCATTTCCAAAAGTACTTGGAAGCCTATGCTCGTGCCTTGACCTCACGTGATGCTGAAAAGTACGTGGATGGCGAAGACGAAGTGATTGACTTTGAAACCATCATCAACGAAGTTGCATTATTGCGTAACAAGTGGTTGGGTGTAATGAAAGGCCTAGACACCAAGCAGTGGCAAATGGGTCACGTGGTGCGATTAAGAACTGCAGGCATGGAAGACATTCAGGTGTAAATACCTGATGAAAATTGTACTTGTTACTGGTGGATTTGATCCGCTGCACTCCGGTCACCTTGCTTATTTTGAAGCTGCTCGACAGTTGGGTGATCAACTTATTGTTGGTGTAAATTCTGATGAATGGCTTGTTCGTAAAAAGGGCAGGCCATTCATGCCTATTACAGAACGAACTAAGCTCATACAATCGTTAAAAGTAGTGGACAATGTGATATTGTTCAATGACAATGATGGGTCTAGCATTGAAGCCATTAAAAATGTCAAAATGTTATACCCAGCTGCTGAGATTGTTTTTGCCAATGGCGGAGACCGTACAAAGGAAAACATTCCCGAAATGGTGTTTGACGATGTGGAGTTTGTGTTTGGTGTAGGTGGCGAAGATAAAAAGAACAGTTCTAGTTGGATCCTCGAAGATTGGAAAAAGCCCAAGACAGACCGTGCCTGGGGCTACTATCGGGTGTTGCACGAGGTAGGCACACATGTCAAACTCAAAGAACTCACCGTAAATCCCAAAACATGCTTGAGCATGCAACGCCATGAACGTCGTGCAGAGTTTTGGTTTGTGGCCGAAGGCGAAGCCACAGTGTACACAGTGGACCCTTACAGCACAGATTATGACCTAATGGCAAGTCCAGCCAGGCATCAGTCTACCTGGATACGACTCAACGAATGGCATCAACTGTGCAACGAAACTGATGAACCACTCAAACTGATCGAAATACAGTATGGCGAAGATTGTGTGGAAGAGGACATTGAACGAAAATGAAGCCCATTCCAATTTTTATTGGATATGATCCTCGAGAAGCCATAGCATACCATACATGTGTTAATTCAATTGTACGACATGCATCAAAACCAGTGGCCATTGTGCCCTTGGCTTTGAACCTGTTTGAAGACTACACAGAAACGCACACAGACGGATCAAATCAATTTATCTACTCGCGATTCCTAGTGCCGCACTTGATGGATTACACAGGTCATGCTATTTTTGTTGATGGCGACATGATTGTTCGTAGTGATATTGTTGAATTGTGGAACTTGCAAGATCCTAACAAGGATGTGCAAGTAGTCAAGCACGACTATAAAACTCGCATGCCCGTGAAATACCTAGGAGCAAAAAATGAAGACTATCCTCGAAAAAATTGGTCTAGTGTTATTCTGTGGAATTGTTCTAGCTTTTCTAACAGGAAACTTACCCCCGAGTTCGTCCAGCAATCCACCGGCAGTGAGCTCCACCGCTTCACGTGGATAAAAGACAATTGCATTGGAGAACTGCCCCGAGAATGGAACTGGTTGCCCGATGAATACGGGCCAAATCCTGACGCCCGGTTACTGCATTACACACTTGGCGCACCCTGCTTCCATGAGTTTGCTACCACGCCACAGGGAGATGAATGGCACAGAGAACGCATACTCACTGAATACTGTGAACAAAAGGGTATAAATTGAAAGCCTTCATTATTCACTTGCCCAACCAAGAGTTTAGTAATGCACATGCCACTACTATGAGGAATGAGTTGCGTGAGTTTGGATTTGATACAGAATTATTTGAAGGAACTCCGGGCGAACAAGCAGAAATTGAATATCAAGAAACTGAAAGAAAACTCTGGCCTTACAGTATCAAAGGCGTTCAGTTAACACAGCAAGAAGTTGAACAAAGCATAGGACACTTGTTGCCAGCAGATTATTTTGTAGAACATGATGTAAAAATCGCACGCAAAATAAAGTGGAGCGACGATTGGATTGGGAAAGTATCTCGACCTGGAGTCAAAGGTTGCTTTGACAGTCATTACAGATTGTGGAGACGCTGCATTGACCTCGACGAACCCATTGCAATATTCGAAGACGATGTGAAATTTTTTCGAGGATATAAACCTGTTGACTTTGACGATGTGTTAATTGTCAGCATAGGAAAAATGGCCTGGAAAGAAGAACCATACAAAACATATTTGGAAACACCTGCATCAACTCCCAGACCCATGGCATGGAGAAATTACAGCATGCCCGGTACTTCGGGCTACATCATAATGCCGCATGCATGTCGTGCATTGGTCAAGACCTATAGAGATTGGTATTTGCCAGCAGACAATGCTATCAATCGAGCACTAGTAAATATTCAAATACACAATTATCTCATGGGCAGGCACATGCACGAGAGCGAAGGGAACGTAAGCGCAATATGAAAGTAGGAATTTTTTACAGCTCCATAAGCAATCCTGCAAAGTTTCCAAACAAAACCATGTTGATGGATAATTTTGCCACTGGAGTTCGTCAACACAGCGATGAAGTCATTGAATACCGACAACAAGGACCCATACAGCAAGACTTGGATGTGGGTTTTGTTTTGGGCTACACACTGGAGCAAAATCACAGACGCAAAATCATTGACAGTCTGGTAGCACAAAAAGCCAGACCAGTTTTTGTTGACAGCAATATTTTGCACTATGCTAGAAAAGAGCATGAATGGCACAGATACAGTTTGGATACTGTGTACCCTGATTCGGGCACTTACTTTTTCTCTGATACAGTTGAACCCAAGTGGGCAACATACAGCAAGTGGCATGGTGTTGATGCCAAGCCCTGGAGAAGCACAGGCGATCACATATTGTTATTGTGCCAGCGCCCACATGGTTGGAACATGTTTGGCAACAGCCAAGACACTTGGCTAGATGAAACAATTGGTAGATTAAAACGACACACGGCCCGACCACTAAGAGTGCGTATGCATCCCGGAGACGGCACCCGAGAGCAACAGATTACCAGACTAAAACAGCGTTATGGGTCAAGTGTTGAAATCAGTCATGCCGAAAACATCCGAGAAGACTTGATCGATTGCTGGGCCGCAGTGGGCTACAATTCCACACCAAATGTGGTTGCTGCCATTGAAGGCATACCTGTGTATGTGCATGACCCTGTGCATAGTTGGGCAGCAGGCACAGCGTTTACCAGCTTGGATGAGATTGAAAATCCCACCATGCCCGATCGAACCGAGTGGCTTGAACGCATTGCCAACATACACTGGAGCAATCAAGAAGTAGTCGGTGGCAAACTATGGGCGGCTATTCGAAACTATATTTTGACTGCTCGTCAATAAAACTTGGCAAGTCTTTTCTAGTGCCTTTGGCAGTCCAAATCACACTGTCAGGCTGCATGTGCCAGTCAATTAGTGTGCTGGGCAACTGTGCCCATTTGTATTTGGGAACAATATTGGCCAGCACATCTTGATCCAATCCCCACCACAAGTCATCCCGATCCATGTGCTGTTTTAATACAGTGGCATACTCTCGGAGAAATGGCTTGGCGGCAGCATGCAAATACAGACCGCCTGCTAGAAATCTAGCACGCCGACCTGTTATGTGATGTATGTAAAAATCATTGGCATCGGGCAACACAGGAATTTCTTTTCGTACAACAGCATCTACGTCAATGGCCAAGGTAGGTTGGTCAAATATCTCTGCCAGTTTTACAAAACGTTGGCAAGCACAGTAGGTACTCATCATGCGCTGTTCTAAATGAGTCTGGCCGCCCTTACGCATGGCTTCGTTGATGCTGTGCAATTTTGCTGGATCACAATCAGCACGCCGCCATTGGTCGGCAGCAGTGCGAAATTGATCTAGTGTAATATGTTCGCAAGTATACGCAACATTGTGTTGGTCACACCACTGGAGATCTTGTGGTTCGGGGTTATAAATGTGTGCTTTTATTCCAGCAGAAGAATTAGCCTGTACACTGCGAATCAACGCTTTGCCAAACTGTTGAAAGTAGTCGGCACTGGCAGCAAAATAAACAATCATGGTGGGATATTTACACATTAAATATCATTGATGAAAATTGCTTACTTTCCCGCCGCTGTTGCTCGTAACGGGCATTCTGTGCTAGACGCTGTGTTAGACAGTGCTCGAATCGGCGGCATGACCTTGTGCGAAAACAGCCTGGACGCTGATGCGGCAGTGATTTGGTCAGTGCTTTGGAATGGACGCATGGCACCAAATCGAGCGGTATACGAACACTATAGAAAACAAAACAAACCAGTTATTGTGCTGGATGTTGGCGCATTACGCAGAGAAGTCACATGGAAACTGGCGGTAAACCATATCACTGCACAAGGTTACTACGGTCACCAGATCAATCTAGATGAAGACAGGCCCAAAAAGCTAGGTATTACCTTGGAAGGTGCCATTGGCACAGACCCTAGCATACTGATTGCTTGCCAACACCGTGCCAGTTTGGCAGTAGAAGGCTTGGAAAGCCTAGAGAGTTGGGTAGGTCAACAGGTGCAACAAATACGACTTCACTGTGATAGAAAAATCACAGTGAGACCACATCCTCGCAGTGCGTTAGATATATCAAAATTGCCGTCTGATATTACCATACAATCTCCCAGGCGAGTGCCCGATACATACGATGCGTTTAATCTAGAATTTAGATATCATGCTGTGGTCAACTACAATTCTGGACCGGGCATACAAGCAGCCATAGCGGGTGTGCGTCCCGTGGTTGACTCAACCAGCCTAGCATACCCAGTGGCAGTGAGCTATGCTGACATTGAGCAACCGTATTACACTGACCGACATCAGTGGCTGACAGAAATATGTCACACCGAATACACCTTGGATGAACTGAGAAGGGGCACATGGATTCGAAGAATCGAACCAGCGTTGACTGTGCCTGCTTGATTCACGGATCAGGCTACGACTGGATCTATGTAGATCATTTGTATAACATGTTGAATAGAACCTTGCAGAATCGTGTGAGGTTACATGTTTATACCGAAGCTGATAGGCCAGTGCCGTCGCACATGATCAAGCATGAATTGAAAGAATGGCCTGGCATATCGGGTCCTCGGCGCAGCTGGTGGTATAAATTACAGTTGTTTGATAGTGAACATCACTCAGGTGATTTGCTGTATTTTGATTTGGATACAGTGATTGTTCGCGACATAACTTGGATCCCCGAACTCACAACAGAAAAACTCTGGACCATTAGAGATTTTAGAAACTTACAAAACCCAAATCACTGGGGAATGAATTCCAGTGTGATGTGGTGGAACGTGTCTAAATTCAACTGGGTCTGGGAACAGTTCAAAAACAGCAACATTGCCACGGTCATATCCAAGCATCCGCACGGTGATCAACAGTACATTGGTAATGCAGTTGGGCACAATGCAATTAGATTTTTGGATGCCAATCGAGTGCAAAGCTGGCGCTGGCAAGCACATGATGGCGGCTTTGATTTTGTAAAGAGACAGGCAAAAACTCCGGGCACAGGAACATGCATCGACAATGACGTTGCAATATTGGTATTTCATGGTCAACCTAAACCTCACGAATTGCCAAATGATGTTGTAATAAAACAACACTGGAAATAAGGTTGACCAATAATTCCCATTTTGCTATAATATACACATAAACAGCAAACAGGAGCCACAAATGGAACTCGCAATTGGTACCAAAATCCGTTACACCAGCGCCGCAGGTGTCCGTGTTGCAACTGTTAGCAACATCAAAGTTGCCCCTACTGCCAAGCCCGGCTTTCTGAACACCTGGTTGACCCTGGACATTCCCGTCCAGCGTGGCGTAAAATTTAATACTAAAGTTAATATTCCTGCTGACAACGGTTCTTTGTCTGCATTCCGTGTTGAATTGGCTTGACCAATAATTCCCAATTTGCTATAATATACACATAAACAGCAAACAGGAGCCCCAAATGCAAGTACGTGAATTGATAGAGTTATTGTCGCAATTTGACCCTGAATCCCAGGTATTGTCATCGCAAGCCGGTGGAGAATACGAGTCTGACTTGTCCTTACTGGAAGTAGAAGTCTGCGATGGGGTTGTTTGGTTGCGTGACTAACGGTTGACCAATAAATCCCAAACTGCTATAATACAATTTTAACGCACAAAACAGGAGCCAACCATGAGTGCAATTCGTGTTGTAAACGGAACATACCGTAACAAACCCGTCCGTAATCAAGAATTTGTTCTTGTTAACGGTTTCCAGACCGGCGCCAAAGGCAACTATGTTACCGTTAAAAACAACGGTGCCTTTCCTAACTGCCCCGATACGATTCGTATCAGCGTTGACAACATCGCCGACATCGAGTATACTAACGGTATGACACAAGACAACACCGTACAGTTCGAAAAGCCCGCAACTCCTGCAGAAACCGACGAGCAAGCCATTGAGCGTATTCGTGAGCGTTTTGACATCCTGCATGAAATGACCAAGGCCAGCGTAACTGGCGACATTCGTGCTATGATTGTGTCGGGCCCTCCTGGTGTTGGCAAAAGCTTTGGCGTGGAGCAAGAAATTGAAAAAGCTACTATGTTTGACAAGTTGGCTGGCAAGCGCCTCCGTGCTGAAGTTGTCAAGGGCTCAGCTACCCCAATCGGCTTATATCAAACGCTGTACAAATATAGCGACTCAAATTGTGTCGTGGTATTCGATGACTGCGATTCAATTCTGTTGGACGATGTCTCCCTTAACTTACTCAAAGGCGCCCTCGACTCGGGTAAAAAGCGAACCATCAGCTGGTTGTCAGAGTCGTCCGCCCTGCGCCGTGAAGGCATTCCTGATCGCTTCGAGTTCAAAGGTTCAGTTATCTTCATTACCAACTTGAAGTTTGACAAAATGAAGAGCCAAAAGCTCCGTGATCACTTGGATGCACTGCAAAGTCGTTGTCACTATCTGGACCTGACGCTTGACACCATGCGTGACAAACTGTTGCGGATCAAGCAGATTGCCAAGGACGGCGAGCTGTTCAAGGACTACGAGTTTGAAGAGGCTGTGCAAGATGACATCATTGACTTCATGCACACCAACAAGGATCGCTTGCGTGAAGTGAGCTTGCGTATGGCTCTGAAGATCGCTGACCTGCGTAAACTGAGTGCGCTGAATTGGAAGCGACTGGCTGAGACCACTTGCATGAAGGCAGCTTAATATGGACGGACGAGTTATGCACCTCAGTAATATGTGGCGCGAACGTCCGGCTGCTTGGCAAAAGTTCTATGAAGGTGAAAAGTTAGCTCGATATCTGAGCAAGATGTATTACACCCTGAACGTCAAGGCAGTCAATCGCAAACTTAAAAAATATGATGCTGTTTATGAGTATGATCGATCAGAAGCCCGTGTTATATTTGCCAAGGAAAGTGGCTACTTTTGGTTCATGCTAAAGTGGAGTTAAAGAAAGTGATATATGAGTGATCAAGAGTTTGACGACGAACCAGGCACCTGGAACTTTGTTGCATATAAAATGGACTACGAAGGCCTTGACTATTGTTTTCGTTGTTATGCAGATTTTGAAGAAATGGAAGATCCAGAGTTTCACCGACTACGCCAAGAATACGTAGCCGCCGCAGACGCTCTCGAATCATATATCAAAGCAAAGGTAGATCCAAAGTATTTAGAAGCATTAGGTATCGATTAACCCCCCCCCGCCGTGTGCGTAAGGGCAATGCCAATAAGTCCCTTTCGATAAGGATACAAAATGATTCTTCTTAATATTCTTATTACTGTTTGGGCTTGGAAGGTAGCCAACGATGCGTTCGAGATAGAAAGAAACACAGCCGGTTGGGTGTGTGTTGCAGTAAGTGCAATGAATGGTGCAGTGGTTTTATATCGTTTGACAAGTGGAGTTTGATATGTACGAAGTATGGGATGGTGATTTGTTTTTGTTCGCTGTGGACACTGAGTTCGAAGCCCATGAGGCCATTGAAGAAGGGTTTACAGTAAAAGAAAAGACCATTGTGTAAAAATGGACGTCTGGAGCTGGCTCAATTTATTTTTTGTATTTTTCAGCGCATGGTGTGCTAGGATTTGTTTCGAAAATAACGATCGAGCCGGTGGATGGTTTAATGTTTTTGCCAGTGCCGCAAATGCGGCGTCGGCCTTGGTAAGTATTTTTTAAGATTCTCCTAGGCAAATCGGTTGGCTCCGGCCTAGGATTTTAACAGGTGCCCGTAAAACGGCACCTGTTTTTTTGACATTTTGTTGTGGTAAGTATATACTACTACAATGAAAACATGCACAATCGTGATCCGCGATGAAGTCAACATCAAGCTGGAAGGCTTGGATCTAGACGTAAGAAAAACTCTAACAAACACATTCAAATATGATGTGCCCTATGCGAGGTATCTTCCAGCAGTGAGGTTGGGACGGTGGGACGGCAAGGTCAGCTACTTTCAAATGGGCGGTAGCACCTACACTAACTTGCTACCAGACATTATTCCCATACTTGAACGCTACAACTATAATATAGAACTAGACGACCAACGTGACTATTCTGTCAGCTTTGACTTTGATCGAGTAGAAGAAAATCGCTGGGCATACAAGACCTGGCCCAAAGGCCACCCTGCGGCAGGTGAGCCTATCATGTTGCGTGACTACCAAGTGGAAGTTATCAATAGGTTTTTAGAAAACCCGCAAAGCATTCAAGAAGTTGCAACAGGTGCAGGTAAGACAATTACTACAGCAACACTCAGTGCCGCAGTTGAGCCGTACGGTCGGTCAATTGTTATTGTGCCCAACAAGAGCCTGGTAACACAAACAGAAAAAGACTATGTTAACTTGGGCCTGGACGTTGGCGTTTATTTTGGTGACCGCAAAGAGCACGGACACCAGCATACTATCTGCACATGGCAGAGCCTCAACGTATTGCTAAAAAACACAAAATCTGGCACTGCTGACATTACCATTGCGGACTTCATTGAGGATGTTGTATGCGTGATGGTCGACGAAGTACACATGGCCAAAGCAGATGCGTTAAAAACATTACTCACAGGAGTGATGAGCCGTATACCAATACGTTGGGGGCTGACAGGAACTATTCCCAAAGAGAAGTTCGAAAGCCAAAGCCTGCTGGTCAGCTTGGGTCCTGTAATAGGCAAACTTACAGCCAACGAACTGCAACAACAGGGTGTGTTGGCACAATGTCACGTTAACATTGTGCAACTGCAAGATCACGTGGAGTATCCAGACTACCAAAAAGAACTAAAATACTTGCTGGAAGAGTCTGGCAGGCTCGATGCTATGTCAGCCTTGATTCAACAGGTAAACGAAACAGGCAATACCTTGGTGTTGGTAGATCGAACCGAGTGCGGCCGCCAGTTGGTCGAGCGCCTGGGCGAACGTGCAGTATTTGTATCAGGTGCAACTAAATCCAAAGATAGGCAGGAAGAATATGATCAAGTGGCTGAAGCAACGGACAAAATTATTGTGGCCACTTACGGTGTGGCTGCGGTTGGAATTAATATTCCTAGAATCTTTAACTTGGTGCTTATTGAGCCTGGTAAGAGCTTTGTCCGTGTTATCCAATCAATTGGTCGTGGCATCCGCAAAGCTGAAGACAAGGATCATGTTCAGATCTGGGACGTTACGAGTACGTGCAAGTTTGCGAAGCGGCACTTGACCAAACGCAAAGCTTACTATCGAGAAGCCAATTATCCATTTACCCAAGAAAAACTTGAGTGGATGAAAGTCAAATAAGTTGACTTTTCAGTCAACTTCCTATAACATACAACTATGCGAATTTTAACTCTCGACAACGCTCATTACGACCTTGACCACTTGCCAGATGAAATAGATGACATGAGGTTTGCCATACTGGACAACTCCAACCCTGTTGAACCCGACTATCATTTTATTCCACTGATATTTTTGGAAAGTTTCAATGCTCCTGCACTGGTGTTGCGTATAGGAACACAAACCATACGCATGCCCATGGACTGGCAAGTGCTAATTGGAGAGCCCGATGTGGGCGATCTCGAAGTGCTGCCACTGACATCAATCAATGATCGTGGATTCAAAGTGTTTCAGTTTAACCCATTGACCAGTTTCCGTCCCAGCTTTTTGGACATTGAAATCCTAGATGTGTATCATGAAGTTTCGTGGTATGCACCCAAACTCAAGAATGGACAAATGCTTGCAGTTCCTATTACTGAAGGTGATGATCCGGACTGTGTGTACTTTGTCAAGGACATCAGCCGCAACTGCGAAATCGTCAACTACAACCTTGCTTGGTAATATGGCACAGTATACAGAACCCGAAGTTTTTGAAATTATCAATAGATTGGCAAGAATCTATTTAGAAAGTTATCCTAGTGATCGGGAAGGCCTTGAACGCTTTTTGCGTTGGGCATATTTACAGTACGGATATACCTATGGGAACCCTTAACCCTGGCACTACTTACATTTATGAAAGTGTAGCCGGAACAATATTTGCTCGTGAGTTTGGTAAAACAGAACGAAAGGTAGTGGGGTATACAACGGATGTTAGTTCTGAATTTGCCATGTACAAGAGTGAAATAAACCAAGTGTTGAAGATGTGCGAGTCGGATCTGGTCATGCGAGAGTTGCTGGATCAACTGTTTGTAATGTATAATCTAAAGAAAACACATGAGTGACAAACTAAACATTGCCAACGAGATGAGAATGTTTGATCGCAAGGTCAGAACATTCTACGAAGAACTCACAGACGAAGAACGTAAAAAGTTCTCCACGTACTTGATGATACGTTGGGGTTCGGCTGTGGAAGGCAGCAGAGACTTACAAGAGTTTTATCTTATTTCCACTAACGAACGACTCAACAAGCATTTCTTTGCCATGAGTCGACATCCTAAATTACAGTGGCTCATGGCCACCAGCGTGAGTCCAGACATGGGTACACCCAGACACAATTGGATATCGCCAAAGAAAAAAGAAAAAACATCAGCAATTAGAAAACAGTTGGTGGAAATATATCCGCATCTCAAGGATGACGAAATAGATTTACTGGCTTCGATCACAGACAAAAAAGAACTAGACAACTACTTGAAAGCACATGGAGACCGTGACTAAATTCAAATGTCAATATTGCCACAAAGAGTTTGTGCGTGAAAGCACTCTGGCTGTGCATGTGTGCGAACAAAAAAAGCGCAGACAAGACAAGAGCGAGCGCGGCGTAGAACTTGGATTCCAAGGTTATGTGAGATTTTACGAAATGTCACAAGGTTCAGCCAAGTTCAAAACCTATGACGATTTTTGTGAAAGTCCTTACTATAGAGCATTTGTCAAATGGGGTCGTTACTGTGTTAGCACTCGGGTGATAAATCCCAAACAGTTTTTAGAATGGCTGCTCAAGCACAATAAAAAGTTGGACAATTGGTCCAGTGACATTTTGTACACAGAATATCTCACATGGTATCTCACAGTGGAAAACGTTGCTGACGCACTGGCACGAGCAGTGGAGTATGGCATGGATTGGGCAGAAAAGAATCAAGCCCGTGACTGTGATTGTTTGCGATATGGATCTACTCATGCCCTGTG